GTTCGACCAGTAGATGAAGCTAAATGAAGTAATACCTCAAGAATACATTGTTGAGAAATTTTATCAATACGCCGGGTATCCTAAGTATAAAAAATTAACTAATGTATATGAAGGTGGTTGTCCTATCTGTAGAGAAGGTAAGTCTTGGAATAAAAAAAGAAGACTTTACTATATAGTAAAGGAAGACCATATTTTTTGTCATAATTGCGGGTGGACTGGATCACCTGTTAAGTGGGTCCAGGAAGTAACTGGTAAAAATTATATTGATATAATTAATGAATGTAAGGATATAGATGTATTTAATATCCCTATTGAAAAAGAAGATAAGCTAATTCCTGATAAACCACCTCCGTCACTACCGGGGGATTGTATTAATTTATATGATAAATCTCAATGTAGTTTTTATAGTCATGAACCAATGGTTACACATGCTATAGTTACATGTAAAGAGAGGAGACTATTAACAGCAATTAATAAACCTGAATCCTTATGGTTTAGTCGAAATGATTTCGTACATAAAAATAGAATAATAATACCGTTTTATGATCATAATAAAATCGTATTTTATCAATCGAGAAAATTAAAACAAAACAAAAAAGACACAAAACCAAAATACCTTTCGAAAATAGGCGCTGATAAAACTGTGTTTAATATCGATAAGGTAGAAAATACTTTAGATTATATGTTTGTTTTTGAAGGCCCAATAGATAGTTTTTTTGTTAAAAATGGCGTTGCAGTAGGTGGTATTAGTAAAGGTAGATCTTGTTTTACAAAACAACAAGAACAACAAATAATCCAAAAACCGTTTCATAAACGAATATGGGTATTAGATAATCAATACTGTGATCAAACTGCAAAAGAAAAAACTCGATTATTACTCGGTCAAGGAGAACAGTGTTTTATATGGCCTAAAGAATTATTAAATTTTAAAGATTTTAATGAGTTATGTATAAAAGTAAATCGAGATGAAATTTCATCTCGATTTATAATTAAAAATAGTTATACTGAATTAAAGGGTAAATTATTACTATCTAGAATTTAGCCTTTCCAACCTTTCGGTCGTGGACCTGCAACTTGAGCAGCAAAGGCTGGATCAGCTAATCCCTTAGGTCCAGCAACTGTTAAAATCCACTTTTTATCCAACACCGAAAGGCCCTTGGAACCAACTGGAGTACCAGCCTCCGCGGCAACCTTTTTAGCGAGGGCAGCCTCTGCAGCAGCTATTGCAGCAGCCTCTTCCGCGTCTTTTTTAGCTTTTTCATCTGCCGCGGCCACCGCATCTACAGCCTCTCGGAGAGCAAGTTCCGCGGCTTTACGAGCGGCTTTAGCAGCAAGAAATTTCGCTTCAAGATCATCGACTACAGCTTGTTCATCATCAGTCATCTTTGGAGCATCTTCGCTTGGGATCGCCGTCTTCCAGGCACCTCGTGCGGCGGCGGCCAACGCTGTTGTGTCGTCTACTACTTTTTGTAATTCTGCTTGTGTTGCCATAATATTTTAATTATTTATGTTTTTCTATATAAAGGTTTTTGAAAATTTGATTTAAACCTGCTAATCTTTCGCATACATCTAAGATTTCACTTTTTGTAGCATCTGAAACATCAGCAAAAATAGTACCTACTTTATTATCATTTCTTAATTTACCTAATACACTTGAGATGCCGCCGTTAAGATATTGTAATACTTCATCAATATTACCAATCCATTCCTGTAAGTCTGAAAGTTCTTGCTGCTCATTAGGATTCTGATCTATTACATCTTCGAAATCGGAAGCATTCTCAGGTTCATCTAGAGCATTTGCAAAAGATTGCTGGTCATCTTCGGGGTTCGACGCTACTGCTGGAGTAACTGGAAGTGGTCCTCCTGCTATATCATCTTCCTTTAACAAAGATAAAAACTTATTTTCAAACTTTCCCATGTAACTATTTATTAAATACTTATGATGAAAGGCATACTTTTTGAAGATTTATATAAGTACACTAACAAGTACTGGAAAGACGTAAAGTCTAGACACGTTCGACCAACTACAAAAACGTTGGCTGATATTGCAAAAGCTAGTCCTGAAACGTACAATCAAGTTAAATCTGATCTAGTTCCATTTCCAGGTGATCACTTAATTGAACAACTAGGCGCTGCTTATAAAAGTATATCAGACGCGAATGCGTTGGTGAGTCAGCTTTTCGAAAATCCTTCCGTACACTTAGATGAAAAAATTGTAAAATCCGCAACTTTAAAGTTGCAAAAAATTCAAGATCTTATAAAATCTGTATCGGAAGATTTAGATCATGACGAAACAGATAGTTAAAAGTGTATTTATTGTATTACTAATTTCAATTGCAATAGGCAGCATAGCAGTTTTATTTTACCCTTCACTTACAACATTCTTTAAAGTTGTAATAGGAACAACAGGATTTCAAGTATTATTCTTTTTTTTATATAATAATATCCTTAGATATATTGCCCGATTAAATCTTGAAAAAGAGGCACTTCAGTTATCTCAATTAGCAGAACAAAATCGAATTTTAGCTGAATGTCAAGGATGTAAGACAATGAATAACGTATACGTAACATTAACCGATGAAAACGAATTTAAATGTGAACAATGTGACGCTCTTAATAAAATAAAAATTGATATTAGCACCATACTACAAACTACAATGATTTATGATAAATAACTCAACTACATCCCCTACAGTAACAAAGGACTATTCACAACTAGCAAGATGGTTGTGCTTATTTGAAGCAGTAAATATTATCGCTGATAAAGCAGAGAAACTAGGACATACACCAGACTGCTTAAAACCAATACCTATTAACAAATATATCGCTGAGCGATATCACTCTGTATTAAAAGATGTAGAGTATGAATTTAATAATAGTCACCATATACATCGTCATTAGTACCGTATTCGAAATATGTCGCTTGCTCTGTATCTAAATCATTAATATAATCAGTCTCAAGAGCTGTTAAAGAACCGACACCCGATGTATCAGTAACTTGAGTAGATTTAGCTTCAGCGGGTAACCCTGGTAAGAATGTATGATCGTTCCTACGAGCTCGAAGTTTAAATACATAATGACCTTGAAGCTGATTAATCTCACCAACCATTTGATCCATACGTTCTGTAATTTCAAATATTTTACCGTCCTTCCCTCCTGGGCGATCGTTACCGTATTCAGTTAATTGAAATACATCTCCTGCGTTAGGCATAGCACTTAGCGTGCCACTATAACCGGCGGTATGATAATAAGAAGAAAGAGTTTTTTGATAAGTTTCAATATCTATTACAGCTGTTAATTCATCGTCAGATACTAACCCATATTGTGAGTATGTTATTGCACCGTCCGTTAAGTCTACTAACATACTAAGAGTCTGAGGTAGTTGATATCCTTGATATGGATTTTCACCATACACCTTATCAGTCTTACTTAAATCAAATTTTCGGACATAATAACTAACACTGGTACCATATAACCTTACCTGCTCTTTCCACCATCTTTTATATGTCTGATTACGTTCATTTGTACCTAACGATTTATTATTAAACCGTGTAAGATCTTCTGCAGCACTATGATAATTAACTGCAGTTACTGTCTCTGTACTCCATGCTGATGCCATTATTTTTTAATATAATATTGATTGTTTGCAACATACATTGTTATTCCTGTATTACCTAAATTCCTAGATCCAGTCTCCTCGAGATCTGTAATTCCAAATAATTGTTTTATCTCTTGTACTTCTTGATCATTTAAAAGCCGAACACCGGTTTGACATGCCTTTAAGCTTTTTAAACCATTTGGCTCAGATTTAGCGCGACTACTAGCAGGTAACAGATTTTGATGAGTTCTACCAGAACCGGTACTTCCTCTTAATTTATATAAATCCTTACAACCTAAAGCTTCAAGAAATTTTCGAGTGAATAACATTTTAATTATTTAATAAAAAAAGCCCCCTGCATTGCAAGGGGCTATCAAAGGTACTATGTTTTAATTGTATTAGATCTTAGCGTTAGCTTTCTGCTTACCAGGTTTCCCTGAATTCTTTGCAACACCAGGCTTACTACCGTCTGTAGTTGGTTTCCCGGTTGAGGCAGGCTCGTCAGTGACCTTTGCATCGCCTGTACCAGATGACTTACCACCTAGGCTATCAGATGCAGGATCAGTGGTCTTACCTCCACCGTCGGAAGGATCAACACCTGGCTTGGCACCATCTGTAGTTGGCTTACCAGTAGACTGCTCATCTCCCTCAGCAACTGTTTCAGTGCTCTCGCGTCGGAAGCCTTCTTCAGGTTCC